TGCTTGCTTGAACTGTAAAGGTTTTACCACCCTCTACTATTAGCGGCTGTGTTAATAATTCTTTTGTTGTGTTTGCTGTTAACTGTGCTGATTTAATAGCTGTAATACTATTATTTAAAATAGTTACAGTAGGTGTACCCGCAGATGTAACTAATATTGATTTAATAACTATAGTTTCATTGACTGCAGGAATACTAGCACCTAATGGTGTAAGAGCGCTACCACTTGTACTATTATCTATACCTACAAATTTATATTGGTTTACTACTGCCATTAATCTAAAAAGAAGCTTCTAGCTTCTATCTCCTGTTTTAATTCTTCTTGAAACGTCGTGTTTAATTTCTCAAGAACTGCATCTAAATCTCTAACCAAAGACTGTGCTACATCTTCTTCATATTCTGAACTTGCTCTAGTTAATGTTTGTACTATCTTTGCCATTATACTGTGTAATAATCTTGCATTTTTGATTCAATTCCTTCTCTAATATCAGAAGGTTGATTTTGTAAAAATCTTGAAACAAATGGATCATTTGCATTTTTTGTTTCTGTATCATCAAACATGTCGTAGTTATATAAAGTTGCAATACCTTGATTAGCACCTTCACCACCACCTTGATTAAGTGGATTACCATATGCATCTGTTGCACCGGATAACCTGTCTGATAAATAACCTTTGTAAGCTGCTTCTAATTCTTCATTAGTCATGTCAGAAACAGTTCCATAATTTATTTTTTTACCGTCTGGTAAAGTATATCTTCCTGCTCTTACTACTTCATCCATAAAATAATTTCTATTTTTTGCTGTAGTAAAGTCAGCAAATTTTTGTATTGGTGAATTCACACCTTTATTAAATAAATTTAAAAACATACCTGAAAGGCCCAAATTAGGAATGTTTACTTTAGGTCTTGTATCTTTAAAAAATTGATACGTTCCAGGTTGATATGGACCATAAGGTCCTACAACTTGATCTTTAGCATAACCACCTGCAACACCTACTTCATAATCTCTTTTTGCATCTTTCATTTGTTGAACTGTAGGTGGAGCATCATATGTAGGAGCTCTATAATTATCACTTCCTTTGTTTATACTAGCTGTAGGCGCAGATTTTCCAGCTTGATTTGTTCCTTCTCCAGGATCATAATCTTTTGAAGAAGAATCTCCATAACTATAATCACCACGATACCCTGGTCTTGAACCATCTAAAGTTTTAGCAACTCTTTGGCCCATTGCATACATTTGTCTAGCTTGTTGTAACCTTGTAATTGACACTATCGTCTTCCTCCAGAATGTATATCTAACCTAAAAGTCCCTAATTTCCAACTAGTATCTACTGCAGTGTTGGATATTGTAAGAGCCACTGCTCTTGCTCTAGCTCTTGTATCTACTTTATCTGTACTTGTTGTTACCGTAAATGGTCCTAATGATGAACTAGCTGCTGTGTTGTTAGGATAGTTTCTTAAATCTAATTGTATAATAGCGCTACCTTGTTGAGATATAAAATCAGGTATAATTCTACTAACTCTCATAATGTTTTCACCATCTCCTCTAAGGTCCCCTAAATTAGTTGCAGCTCCTCTAACAACTTTTTGTGTAATGTCATAATCACCAGATGTTATATTAGCAGGAATTGCTACAGCTGTAGTTGCTGCTTCTTGTTGATTAACTCCTGTTTCATGTTCAAAATAAACAGTAGTACCATCGGTATTACCTTTAACATCAAAAGATGTATCAACTCCTGCGCTATATTTTGTTGCATGTGGTAGACCAAATACAGCTGAATCTTCCCATGTTGTTCTAGGAAATAAAGTGCTTGCATTAGTAAACCATATAGGTCGTTTAGCTGTTGAATCTAAATAACTATATGTAACAGCTCTAGTATTTACATTAGATGTAGAGGTTGGATAAAACCAAGTAATCTCACCAAACAAGTTATTGATACCACAATAAACTAATTGGTTTGATGTAGTGTTAAGATCATCATAAACATAATCTTCAACTAAACAGTCCATAGATTCTAGTTTACCGGTGTATCTAAAGAAACCATTATCAGACATCCAGTACGCAGCACCATCTACTTCAACTGCTGCATTCATACCAATCAATCCACAGTTAGTACCAACTTGTTCAAAGGCAAATGTAAATGGTTGACCAACAAAACGCATAGTAAATAGTGATGTATCAGTCCAAATGTAAATTGCATTTCTACCAAGTTTAGCACCCATGATCCGTGATCCGGCGGCCAGTCTTTGTGTACCAGCACTATTCTCAGCTGTTGGTGTATAGTCATTAATATTTTCTTGAGAAGAAAATCTAATAAACATATCGTCTTGTGTAGTTTTATCTCCAATAGTTGTTTCTGTTCCAAAGAATACTAAGTGACGGTCAGGAGTAGATACTAACATGTCACGTGATGCTGTTGGTGCACCTGATATAATTGTTGCTCTTGTTGCTGTAGCATCCGCTGCATCACCATCCCATTCAAAACATTCACCATTATGTATTAAGGCTATTAGTGTTGATCCTAAATTATCCAAAGACCATAAACCTGGATCTGTTACTTGGTCTGTGTTAGCTGCGGGTGAACCCCATCCAGTCCAACTAGATGAGTTAGTAACGGTTGCACCATTAGAGTGAGCGGCTTTACTAGAACCTCTTGCTCCTCTAGTAATACCTGTTAAATCATTTCCTGATACACCCGTGTATGAAATTTCTTCATTGTCTACTTGAATATAATTAGTTCCTGATGATGGAAAACCTGTTGTGCTTGTGAGTGTAATACTTGTTCCTGACCCACCTGTACCAGCAGTGTCATTTAATAAAGCTCCGTTTAAAGTAGTAGTCAATGATCCTAAAAGACTTCCACCCCATAATGCAATACCCCAACCAAAAGATCCTATTTGTTCAGCTGGACCTACATGATAATATTGATAGTATTTAACACTACCTGATGTTGTTGCACCTGAACCTGTCTCATTATTATCCATAGTAATAGTTAAGGTTGTAGGAGTTGGTACACTTGTTACCATATATTTTATGTCATCAAAATCGGCTGCTGCATAATTAGAATTAGTTGCAGTTGAAAAATCAGTAAACGTTATAATATCTCCTGCTACAAATGTGTGGGTTCCGGGAAAGGTAATTGTAACTGTGTTTGATCCGTTAGTGGTTGTAAAACAATTAGATAATGTTGTTCCTGATGGATTAACTAATGGGTGTATATCATAATATACTCCACCAGAATATACGTATAAAATTCTATTAGTTCCAATAGCTGCAAATTTAGTAGATGCTTTGTTTACAAAATGATGCAATCCTCTTGCTACACCTGTAAGTTTTGATTCACCTAACTGTTGCCAACCACCTATTTTTTCAGGTGTACCATATCTAAAACGTACATTTTCACCGCCTGTCCATTGAGACTCTGCGCCTGTTGATGTAACTTGTTTATTGAATCCTGGTAAAAAACCTAGTTTTTGTAGCATATAACCTCATTATATTATGTATTCCTTATTGGGGGAATACCTAACATTGGCCTTCTGTCGAACCTGTTCTTTTCAGCAAAAGGACCATTTACATGGTTATAATGAAGAAATACTTGTCCGCAAGTAGTTCCTTCAAAAGGTTCTCTCCAATGCTCTAATTCACATCCACTATATACTAGCATATCGCCAACATCAAGTAGGACTTTAGTGCCTTTAGGAGCATCTGGTTTATGTATATTCTTGTATTCATTTATAACACTATCAGCACCTGTACCATCTATAAATATAGGCCAAGGATCACCACCTAAATTAATGGTTGTAGATATCTCACAACTAGGTCTATCTTTATGTCTTTTTAATTCATCACCCTGTTTATATAATCTAGCGTAGGAATAAGTAGGACATAGATCTAGACCGGTTTCTTTTTGCATTACCGGTAATACTTTAACAAGTAAAGTCTCCATCACAGGATCAGCATAATGAGAATAAGTGTTTGGAATCTGCGCATCGGTCCATGTACCAAGCATTCCTGTATCATAGGTAATGTTGTTATCATACATCCATTTAACTGCATCTCTTTTAAGAAGAAAATAGTTAAATATAAA